CTCATAGAGGTATAAAAACATGGCATTAGCTTCTCCTGGAGTACTCGTCAAGGAAGTTGATTATACAGCTACAGTTCAAGTAGCTGACCAAAGTATTGGTGTTGTTTGTATTGATGCAGAACGAGGTCCAACCGATCAGGTTACATATGTTTCAAGCGAAAGAGAGCTTGTAGAAATTTTTGGTAGACCAAATAAGTATAACTACGAATCTTGGTTTGCTGCAAGTACTATTATTCAGTACGGCGGTGTTGTTGCAGTAGTTAGACCAACTGGAGAAACAGATTTAGGTCTAAGAAACGCAAACATTAAAAACACTGGTCTAGCAGATTCTGGACTAGAAATTAAGAATAAAGATGATTACGAAAATAGAGTAATCGAAGAGAATGTTGATTTTATTTGGGCCGCCAGAACTTCTGGTAAGTTCATGGATGGAATCACAGTTTCAGTTGTTGACCATGGTGCAGACCAGAGACTTACAGTAAGTCCTGCTGCTGGTCAAATTGCCGCTATCAATAATGCAACTGGCGAAACTGCAACTGCAGGTAGAACTGCAGGTAGTTACACGATCACCGCATCTAATGGTACTGGTTCTGGTGCTACATTCACTGTTGTTATTGCAGGAGATGGTGCGGCAACAGTTACTCTTGCTACTGGTGGATCGGGTTATACAGATGGTGATACACTAACTCTTGCTGCTAGTGGTAATTTTGGTGGTTCAGTTGACATTACAGTTGATGTAGATGGTGTTGGTGCTCCACTTCCTGCAGCTGGTACATATATTAAATGGGAAGTAAGTGGTGTTACTTACAAGGGAAACGTTTACAAAACAACTGGTGCAGATACGGTAGAAGTAACTCTTTGGGATACAACAAAGAGACTTGCTGCAACTCAAGTTGTTAAGGATACAAACGATGCTACGTTATTCACCGTTTCCTCGGTAACATCAAATGATGTATATTCAACTCTAGAATATTCATCTGGAAGAAAGTGGATTGCTCTTGCTCCACAACCAGGTACTTCACCTGGAGTTGCTGAAAGAGGTGGTAAGTATGACGAATTCCACATCGCTGTAATCGATACCACTGGTGAAATTAGTGGTGCTCCAAATACAGTTTTGGAAACTCTAACCTTCTTATCTAAAGCATCTGATGCAAGGAGTAGTGAAGGTGCTTCGATTTATTGGAAGAAGTCTGTAACAGATAATTCTAAGTACATTTACGCAGGTGATGAGTCATTCGTAGATACGAGCGAGCAGCTTGCACTTGCTGGTCAAGGAACTGCTGCAAATATTGATGCTGCACAAAAAGATTCTGTATTCAAATTATTCAACTTTGCTGGTACTGGATCTACAGATTCTCTAACATTAACTGATGGTAGCGATTATGATTACTCAACAGATTCTGCAATTGAAACTGTAAGAGCAGGTATCGTAACTGGTTACAATCTTGTAGAGGATCCAGAACTATTTGGCGATATTGACTTCCTAGTACCAGGTTATATTTCTGCTGAAATAGCAGTTAGATTGATTGCGATTGCTGAGAAGAGAAGAGACTGTATCGTTGTAGTTTCTCCACCAAGAGATAAGGTAGTAAATTCAAATACATCAACCAAGAAGACTGATGATATCATCGACTTCTTCAGAGGTCTACCAAGTACTTCATACGCAATTTTTGATTCTGGATATAAGTATATCTATGATAAGTATAATGATGTTTATCGTTATGTACCTTGCGCTGCAGACGTTGCCGGTCTTTGCATTAATACTACGAATAATTCAGAAACTTGGTTCTCACCTGCAGGATATAATAGAGGTCAAATCCGTAATGCTACTAAACTAGCATACAGCCCAAGACAAGCTGAAAGAGATAGACTATATGTAAACAGAGTCAACCCAGTTGTTGCATTCCCTGGTCAAGGTATCGTTCTATTTGGTGATAAAACTGCTCTTGCTTCTCCTTCTGCATTCGATAGAATTAATGTTCGTCGTTTGTTCATCGAACTTGAGAAGAATATTGCATCATTCTCCAAGTATCAACTATTTGAAATTAATGATGAATTAACTAGATCTGGATTTAGATCTGCTATCGAACCATATCTCAGAGGAGTTCAAGGTAGAAGAGGAATTTATGATTTCCTAGTTGTCTGTGACTCCTCAAACAATACTGGAGATGTTATTGATAGAAACGAATTGCTTGCCGAAATTTATATTAAACCAGCACGTTCCATCAATTTCATTACAATTACATTTGTAGCAACCAGAACTGGTGTTTCATTTAATGAATTAACTGCTTGATAATTAATCTACCAACTTCGCTAATAAAATTACTAGGAGAAAAAAACAATGGCAAGAGGTATCTCTGAGTTTAAAACAAAACTCATCAATGGTGGCGCCAGACCCAATCTGTTTCTGGTTCGCCTCAACTTCCCAACAACTCTAGGACAGATTGCTGACATTGGTCCAATTGACGCATCAAATACTATCACCGAGAGAGCAGAATTTTTAGTTAAGACTGCTCAACTTCCTGCTTCAACAATTGGAACAATTGATGTTCCTTTCAGAGGAAGAATGCTTAAGGTTGCCGGTGACAGAACATTTGAACCATGGTCAGTTACCGTAATCAACGACGGTGAGTTCGGTATCCGTAAGGCATTTGAAACCTGGTCAAGAGGTATCAATGCTCTTACCGAGAACGTATCACAACTCGGTTATGGTGATGACAATCCTGGTTACTGTGTTGACCTTGAAGTATTCCAACTCAGCAGAGATGGTAAAACTCCAAACAAAACACCTCAGTCAATCACTGCTGCTGGTGTTGATGGTATGGATGTTGTACGTGCATACAAGTTCTATGATGCATGGCCTTCTTCACTATCTGCAATCGACCTATCATATGAGTCGAACGATCAGATTGAAGAATTCACCGTAGAATTCCAGTATAATTACTATGAAGTATCAAATCCATCTCTTGATACTGGTAGTTGATAAATAGTAGGAAGAATACGTTTAACATTATACTATGTCCCAATTATTTGGATTTTCCATTGAGGAGCGTAAGAAAAAAGAAAAACTGATTTCTCCCGCTCCTCCCAATAATGATGATGGCACCTCCACAGTAGCGGCAGGTGCCTATTTTGGTCAGTATGTAGATATTGATGGCATTCCAAAAAATAGTA